GTATTTGGAACAGCTAGTAGTGGTAACACAGAGTTTGCGACAAATAATAATATAAGAATGGTTATAGACAGCAGTGGTCTTGTTGGTATTGGCAGTAGTAGCCCCTCTTCATTTAATGGTGGTGCAAATAATCTTGTAGTTGGTACTGGTAGTGGCTCAGAGGGTATAAGTATATTTGCAGATAGTTCTTCAAATAGTGCAATATTTTTTGCTGATGGTGATAGCACGACAACTGGACAACTAAATTATCAACACGCATCAAATGCTTTTACATTTCATACAAATGGTGGCACAGAACGTATGCGAATAGACAGCAGTGGTGATGTTGGTATAGGTGCTTCTACTGTTAACAAAACTTTACATATTTCTAAGTCATCAACATCAACAGATGGCACAGTGTATCCGGGCTTACAAATAGAAAATACCTCAGCTGGGTCAGGTAACTCTTATGCAAATTTGGTTTTGCATGGAGGTAATGCTACTACACAATTTTCTATACTAGCTGATGGTAGAAGCAGTAATAGTGATGTTTATATAAGAACAGATACAGCTACACCTTTGTTATTTTATACTAATGGTAATGAACGTTTTAGAGTGACTAGTGGCGGCGCTGTTCAGATAGGTGGAACTAATTTTCACAAGACTGGAGATTTACAAGTAGATGATGCGGCAGTTTTTAAGTCAGTTGATTATTATAATAGTAAAGCAGTTATTGTTGCATATTCTGAGGCAGACACAAATGGTGGTATTTATATTGACTTTTTAAATTCATCAGGAAGTAGAATAGGAAGTGTAAAAAGAAATGGTACTTCAGGGGTTTCGTACAATACATCATCTGATTATCGCTTAAAAGAAAATGTTTCTTATGAATTTGATGCAACTACAAGATTAAAGCAGTTAAAACCTTGTAGGTTTAATTGGATAGCAGACGAGAAAAATACAACTATTGATGGTTTTATAGCACACGAAGTTTCAAGCATTGTTCCCGAAGCAATAAGTGGTGAAAAAGATGCGTTAGAAGTTTGGAAAAGTGGAGAAGAATTACCTGATGGTGTATCTGTTGGAGATAACAAACTTGATGATGATGGTAACACTATAATTAATCCACAAGGTATAGACCAAGCTAAACTTGTACCTCTACTCGTAAAAACTATACAAGAATTAGAAGCACGTATTGCAACACTAGAAAGCAAGTAACATGGAAAGCATTGACCCAATGTTATTTTGGAACATAATACTGACTATGGTCGTTGTACCATTTGGTTGGGCATTTAACAAGATGTTCCAAGAGGTAAAACGAATACAGATACTCCTTAACAAAACACGAGAAGAGTATGCACGTAAAGATGATGTAAAAGATGATGTGCATGAGTTGATGGATGCACTAAGAAGATTAGAAGATAAGTTAGATAAAGTACTGATGGGAAATAGATAATGGCAGATGACAAGTTAAAAGGTAAAACTGGAGAAAAACTTGAAAAAGCTATTCTGCAAAAGCAAGCAGGTAAAGCTGATCAGACTACGTTAAAACCAGAAGAAAAACTTAAATTAGATAAAAGACAAGTTAAAGACGATGAGCTTTTAAAAACTAAAGGCTACGACATAAAAGAAATAAAAATTGATGAACCTGAAGAAATAGATCCTGACGATTATCAACAAGATTCTCCTGAAAAAACAAAAGCACCAAAATATGAAGCTACGCAAGTAGGTAAAATAGGTGAGATGAAAGCAGTAAAAGGAGAAGTATCTGATGACGCTGTAATGGAAGCAGCGCAAGGTACATTATCTGAAGGTGCTTTAGCCACTGCAGCTACAGAGGATTTAGATGTAAAAGCTACTGTCAGATATCAAATGGCAGAACTATTTAAAGGTATAGAAGAAGGAACAGATCTACCACCGTGGGCATCTCCTGCTGTCCGTAAAGTATCAGCAATCATGGCACAAAGGGGTTTGGGTTCTTCTAGCATGGCTGCATCAGCAATAACACAGGCTGTGTATGAAGCAGGTATACCAATAGCTGCACAAGATGCAAATAAATACGCTGCTATACAATTACAAAATTTAAATAACAAACAACAAGCCGCTTTACAAAATGCAACAACCACTGCATCTATGGATATGGCTAATTTAAACAACAGACAAGCTGCAGCCGTTAGTAATGCAAAAACATTTCTTGCTATGGACATGCAAAATTTGACAAACTCACAACAAAAAGCTACAATAGATTTCCAAACAACAACCAGTTCTTTGTTCACTGATGCAGCGTCAGATAATGCGGCCAAACAATTTAACGCAAAAACACAGACCGAGATTGATCAATTTTTTGCAGAGTTAGGATCACAGGTTGAAACAACTGCACTCAACAGAAGTGTTGCTCTTGAACAATACAACATATCACAAGCTCAAGCTGTTGATCAATTCAATGCTCAAATGACTTCACAAAGAGAGACATTTAACTCGAACGCACGTAGACAGATTGACGCATCAAACGCAGTTTGGCGAAGAACAATAAATACGGCTAACACAGCTTTAAAAAATGAAGAAAATAGAACAAATTTACAAACTTTGTTAAACATGTCGCAATTAGCACAAAATAATTTGTGGCAGTTGTACAGGGATCAAGCTGCATGGAATATGCAAACAAGTGAAAATAATTTAGATCGGGCCCACAATGCGGCCATGCAGGCTGCAGCCATTGCAGAAAGATCAGATATGTACGATGATAAGTTTGATGATTTCTTAATTATTAAGACAATAGAAAATATATTTACATAAGGATTTATAAATGTTTGGATCAAGTTTAGGTAAACTACTTATTGGCGCTGCAGTTCAACAAGGAACGAAATATATAAAAGACGAATATTTTCAAGGTAGTTTTTTAGATACAGGTTTAAAAACAATAGGGTCAACTTTTGGTATTGATAAGTTTTTTGGGAGTGATCCTGTAAGTAAAGGTGCGTATGAAATTGCAAAGGGTGCAGGTGCGACAGTGGTTCAACAATTATTGAATCAAGGACTTGGCGTAGATCCTGCAACTGGTAAAAATATGCCATCAATTAATGTTCCTGAACAAGATGTATTTAGATCTAATGTGATACAAGGTGCTAAAAATTATGGTGGATTTCCACAAGGTTCGAGAAGAGTACTAGAAAATGCTTTTGATGATTCCGTGATACAAGACATAGCAATGAGATACACACAATCTAGAATGGCTAATATGAAAGTTGTAGACCCAACTGTAAAATTATCTGGACTAGGTGCGTTAGGAAAAGGTCAAATTAAAAGCACAAAAATATAGGTAGAATATGTTTGATAAGATAAAAGCAATGTCTGCACCCCCCGGTCATTCCTTAACTGGAGAGCCGGGCAAGTGGGCGTGGGAGCAACCACCAAGATTTTCTGATCCTAATGATGCTATAGATTTTATAGTAGACAAATTGGATGAAAGAATACCTCAAGAAGATATGTTAAAAATGATGACAGCAGGCATTACAATAGAAGAATTGGTTAATCAAATATCTTTTAAAGGCTTCATGCAAGGTCAATTCAACCCAGACGTTGCAGAACTTATAAAACCTGCGTTAGCTATGTTTCTTATGAAACTATCTATCGATAACGGATTTACTCCAAGATTATTTATAGATGAAGAACCACAGCCTGAAGTTTCTGACGAAAGATTTTTTTCAATAATGCAAGAGCGTAATCCAGAATTGTTCAACGCCATGAATGAAGCAATAAATAGAGGTGTAAGACTTGAAGAACAAGCTGCAGTAAACGAAGCTCGTATGATAGACGAGATGCCAGATGAAATTGATCAAGGGGGATTTTTAGCTCCCATAGCAGAAGAGGAAACAGAATAATATGGCTAATCCTTTATTATTGATGGCGTACATCTATTCAAATAAAATAAAATCTGATAGACAAAAAGCACAAGCTGTTGCTACTGAAAAAGAAAAAACAAAAATTACCAACTATGTATTTGGTAAAGATGGAATACGAGCTATAGCACCAAATGAAAACGCAAGAAAAGGTGAAAAACTTTACGGTTTTACTGTAGGTAAATCAGGAACAATAAACAAATTTCCTGAAACAGAATTACCTTTGATAGATTTGTACGAAAATCCATTAGATCCAAGTAAAAAGTTAATTACTCTAGGACAATACAATGCTTTAAATACAGGATATACAAGCATAGATCAGGCAGATAGCACTACAACTACAAAACCACCTTTGGGTAGAGTGGTTGCACAAAGATCTCCTGCAGATAATAAACTATTTTACATGGAGGGATACAAACCATTTGATTCATCGGAGGTTACAGAAACTGTTTTTGTAAAACTGGTTAATAATCAACCTGTAAGAGTAACTGGGAATCAAAAAGCTACACATACTATTACTGTAAAAAAGAAAAATAACAGAGTAGTAAGCACATCAGCACCTGAAACAATAAAAAAAGATAAGCAAACAATAAAAACAGTTGAAGAAGGCATCCGTGATCAGGGTGGTAGATTTACTACCGTCATACCTGAAGGTGGAAAAGCTACACATGAAAGAGTAATTGAAAAAGTAAATGGTAATGTAGTTTCTACAGGCACGCCAACTCTAATAAAAGAAAAAGAAAAACAAGAGATTTTAACAGAATACGAATATTATGATGACAAGGGTGATCCAACCACAGATGTATCAAAGATAGTAAGTCAAAGACCATTTAAAGAAATTGATGGCGTAAAAAAATTTGTAGGTAAAATAGAAAAATACGAACCAAAAGAAGGTGAAAAGACTAAATTAAAAATTTTATACGATAAAGATGGAAAAGAAACAAAAGATCTAACTCAAGCTGTTCAACAACAAACTAAAGTTTTTGATTATCAAAATAATTTAATAGAAGAGGGTGATTTTAAAAAAGTTGAAAGATTTGAGCCAAAAGAAAAAGATGTTAATTTATCTAAAACAGAATATTTAGTTAAAGAGATTAACAATCCTAGAAACGAAAAATATGTTGCACGAGATGAAGCACTTAAATTACAGTTTGATGGAACTCATAATATAGCTGGGTATATAAACTACAATGAAAAAGGAGTAGCAGGAAAACTTGAACCGTATAATTTAAAGGAAAAAAAAGACGCTGTTGACAAAGTAAAACGAAATAAGGATATAGTTTTATCAATACCGTTTCCCACAGAAGAAAAAGACAACAATTTTAAAACAATCTATCAATCCTTCCCTTTTTACAGAAATCAAGCAGGTAAGAATAACTTAACAGCTTTTAATGACTTTTTAGTAACTAATCCACAATATGTGGAATTGATAAACAAAGACGCTATGTTAAATAATCGTGTTATGAGTGCTTTACAATCGAACGTGAATACATTTTTTTTACGCCCTCTTGCAGACAGCAAAGGAGATGTTGTTTTTACGGATACTTTACCAAAAACTCCGTCTAGAGCTAGAACTTTAATTGCAGGTAATTTTAAAGAGTTGGTAAAGTTAAATGGATTTAAGGACATGGTGTTGATAGCTGCTGATTTAGCAGATGAAAAATACATACAAAGTTTAACCGAAAATAAAACTGAAGGTAATACAAATTTACCAGTTAAGTATAGTGTTAACGATAATGAAGGTAATTCTCTTGGAACAGCATACGCTAAAGTTGAATTACCTGATGTATATGATGACACTCTAAAAGAATTATCAAGAGTCATATCTAGTGCAAAATTAAATAAAAATGATGTTGGATCTTTTATTGAAAGATTATTAGTATATGAAACAGATGAGTTTGGCAAAATAGTAAAGAAACCATCCCCTGCAGGAGATAGATCTATAAATGTTGTGGCTAAATCACAACCTATTTTAGATTTTGTTGAACAGTTAAGAAAAACTAATTATGGTAATTTAAAAATTAAAGGTAGACAAGCCACTGAATTAGATGCATTTTTGTCTATGATTCATCCTCATCCTAGTGAGCATCCAATCGGAGAAGTCAATCCTCAAATTCAAAAAAACATAGAAAAAAGATTTGCTAGTTTAATGAATAATAATTTTGAAAAAAGCATGAATCTTATAAGTGCTTTTACTTCAAGGAATGGCTCTGCTACAAATAGTTTACTACAAACTTTTTACGGAGATGATTACAGTGAGAGGAAAGTAAGAGAAGAAATAAGAGGTAAAGTAACATCTGCTTACAATGGTATGACAACGGTAGATGCCATGATAGATACTTATTTTATGGAAGATGGTGAATTTATAGATGTTAACACTAGACAAGCTGAATTAGGTTTGAAAGGTATAGGATTTCTAAAAACTGGAGAAAAAATAATAAGAGCTATAGGTGGGGGAAAAATTATAGATCTTATAACTACAGAACCTGACGAAGTAGCTGACACTCTTTACGATCAATCTTTATCGTATGATATTACTGGTGGGGGTGAAGGTTCTCGTGCTAGTTTCAATGGTAAAATATTAGAAGATGATGATCCGAAAGAAGCTGCTGCTAGAGAGAGAAATAGACAGAGACTTGCAGATATAAAAAGAGCGATTAAAACTGGAAACATAAATACTCTTGTCGATAAATTACCTAGAAAATTACAAGTAAAATTAAAAGGAAGTAAAGGAACAGAGATAGTCCGTAAGCTTGCAGTAAGACAGTATCACAAATATATGCTCGCCTATCAACTTGCTGCAGCCATACAGGGTGGAACAGGTGGAAGAACCATATCTGACCAAGACGTGGAAAATATAATGAGATCTCTTAACTTTGGATTGTTTACACCTGCTGCTACAGAAGTTGTTACTTTAAGCGCTGCACGAAAAATGTTGAAAGATATACATGATTATAATAATGCGTTACTTGATCCAAATCCTTCAAAACAATTTGCAGCATTAAAAGCAAGACAATTTTTAGGGGGTCAAGAAAGAATTGCTCTTTTAGACACAGTTCAATCTAGAAGAGACTATATAACTAAAAAATTAACATCCATAGATCCACGAATTAAAGGAGTGACAGGTGGAGGTTCTATAAATGTTAATACAGAAAAACAACAAATGTTAGAAAGATTTGTAAAGTAAAGGTGTTTTATGGAAGAAACAATATCTCAAGGTGAAAAAGAAGAAAATATAGAAACACAAAAAACTGGTGTAGGAGTTTTTACAACTACCGATACAACAGGTGATTTTTCTATGTTTGGGCCGCCTAAAGGTGCAATTACAAAAGTGAAGAAAACTTTTGAACCTGATATTATACCCGGATCTTCAAGTGTAGTCTCACGAGAAGTTTTTACAGATTTATCTAAAGTAAGTAACTTACCCAACATACAAGATATATTAAACACAGATAATCCTGAATTTGCATCAGAAATAGAAAACATGTATGGTTTTAGAGATGGCACAGGACAAGTTATACCTATGTCTCCGGGAATAAAATCTAAAGACAGAGTTAGAATAATGAACTTAGGTGGTGCTACTCATTTTGTTTTTAAAGGAGAAGGCTACACTGACGAAAATCCTGTGTTTGAAGATGCAAAAATTCCTTATGATAGAGCTATAGCAAAACTTATAAAAGAACCTGAAGATTACGTTCCACCGTCAGAACAAGCCATAGCTTTGAAAACTATGGGTTCACCTTTTAGTAAAGTTTACGATGCAAGAGATTTAGAATTTATGAAAGAAAGAAAGGATCAAGGTAGATTTCCATCGTGGATGCCTTTCATTGGTGGTAATAAAATAGGTGTCACATTAGACTCTGCTCTTGGAACTAATTATGATTCTGTTGGAAGTCAAATACATTTAGCAAAATCATATAACAAAATACTTATAAAAGCAGGTTTAAACGAAAGACAAAGATACGGCATAATCAAAGAACGTCTATCCAACAAATTTAAAGATTTGTACAATATCATGGGGTATGGAAGGAGAGGATTACGCTATGGTATAGAAGCACCTGTGTTTTTATTAGCAGAAACATACGATCTTTTAACAGACAAACTTAACAGTCAGACAGGCTTTGATCCTACTATCCCCGGAACACAAAATTTTAAAGATAGCGTTAGTCGTACAAATTTTTATGATATGATATTACCGATGCAAGCTAACATTATACAAGACGGTTTTGCAGCTCAAAATATAAATATAGACTTGGGAACTGCTGAATTACTTGCATCCATGTTCACTTCAACACCTGCAAGACTAGCCGCAGTGGCTGCAGAGATTGGAATACCAAGTCGTATAGCACAAGAAATTACGACAAGATTGGGAAAAAAAGAATTAAAAAAATACAAGGCTTATCGTGAAAAGAAAATTATTGATCAACCATTAGATAAATTTGGTAGAAGAACTTTACCTGAAGATTTTGACAAAAAATTAATTGACGAATATGCTGAATATAGACGTAAAGCTTTACCAATTCTTAGCAAAGTGCCTGCAGGAGACATACCTATTTTAGGAGTAGTGTACAGTAAAATAAATTCATTATTTACAGGTCCTAAATTAGTTCATGGTTTACAGATAGAAGAAGCAGGTAGAGCTTTAAGTGACAACAGTGCTGTCAAAAGTAAATTACAAACTTTGGAAACTTTACAAGTGCAAAGAGAAAAATTTGTAGATAGCTTTGAGGGCAAAGTAATTGATTTTAATGGAAACAAAAGATTAGAATTACTTGATAAACAAATAGAAATGGCAAATGATGATTTAAGATATGAAATAGCCACTGCCAATGTTCCTCAATTTATAAAAGATATAGCTAAACAAAATAGATCTATGGTAATTGGATCTGCGAGTATGGGTCAGCTTGCTCAAGAGGGAGCAGGAGACACACAAGTTTTTGAGATGTTAGGATTGTTTAGTGGTCTTGTTTATGCTATGGGTACAAATCAAAGAACACTTATATCTAGAATAAGAACATTAAATCAACTCATAATTGGTGGCAAAAAAAGCACTCAAAATTTTACTGAGGAGTTAGCCAAAAGAGTAAATACGTTTAGTCCAGAGTTTGGAGAAATCTTAGCTACAAGAATAAAATATATTGACGAATTACAACAAGATTTAAAAAACTCGAACGTTCCTGACGATGTTCTTAAAAACAGTTTTGCAACGATGTCTAATTTAGCTATACTTCAAACAATAGAAGAGACTGCAAGAACAGATATAAGTCAAAAAAATGTTGCAAAATTTGGTCAAATAATTGAGGATTTTCAAGAAATATCTACATTAAAAAGACAGTTATTGAGTGAATTAAAGCAAGCCACTATTAGAATTGCAGATATAAGATCAGCCGATGAGCTTAGTGATAATACCATACTAGATAGATTTGATAGAACAGTAAACATAGCTTATGACTACGCAGAAAAGCGTGCTGCTAATTTAGAAAGAGATATAAGATTATTACAGGAAGCTGATAAAGCAAAAATAGAAAGCATAATAAAAGGAACAGTCGGTAAGTTTGATGACGGCCCACAAGACGGAGAGGATATTAGCACTATATTAGCTAGAAACTATAAGTACGGTTATTCTCAAACTGAATTTCCCTCTGAAGCAAAAATAAAACAACACAATATTGAGATACATAACACTGCCATGAAAGCAGTTGAAGATAAATCAAAGTCTTTGCGAAGAAAACATTTGTTAAATAAAGCAAAAAAGATGGTTAAAAGCAGTAAGGACATGCCTGAGTATAGAAACTCTGATGATTTATTTTTTGCATACGGAGAGAACAAAAGAAATTTTGAAAATGCAAATGTGAGTGCCATATACACACAATTAGATAAAGGGAAGTTTGTAGATGCAGATGGTAAATTAGTAGGAGAAGGTGCAAAAGTTGAAGGTATGGATTTACTGGAAACAATGTTGAAAGCCATCCCTAAAAACGACACAGAAATATATAAAGCAATAAGTGGTGGAACTATGGGTAGTTCTAAACAAAACATGATATTTAGAGGTTTAGGACAAGCTGCAGACACAACCATAAACAACATATTTGAAAAACTTCCTGCAAACTCAGGGTTTAAAGATGCAAATGAGTTTGTTGAATCTATCTTGTTATCTGCACCTGATGTAGGTGATTTTAGTTACTTACCAAAAAATTTACAAGCAGTATATGCAATATACAAACAAGGTGGAATTAATAATGTTAAAATTGACTCCTTACCCATAAATTTTGATCAGCTTAAAGAAATGAAATCAAGTTTTTCAAGGTTACAAAATCAATATGAAACATCAAATCCACAAGTATCTTATCAATTTCAACAGCTTAGATCAACAGCTACACGTAAGTTTGAAGAGTTTCAAGTAAATTTTGGTGATCCTAAAAATAGTAGAATGGTTGGAGATTTATTTATATTAGGTGAAAACGGAGAAAGAATAACTGTTGCAAGAAAATTAGCTGATGCTGATGCAGCACATCAAGTTTACATGAATAGATATTTTGATAATACAACGAATTTTAATTATTTTTTTAAAAACAGAAATAAAACAACTCCTACTAACTTAGATCCAACAGGCGTATCTGTTGAACAAAAACCAAGTTTTGTTGAGGATATAGACAAAATTGCTAACATGGATAGCAATCAGCTACTTAAATTTAAATCTGACTTCTTAAAAAGATTTGGAAATTTTAAAGATGAGACACCGATTGGTTCACCCAAAAATGTTCAAAGAAAAGGCACTTACTTTATAAATGTTGATTCTGACGATGGGAAAGCATTAAAGTCTATTTTAGAATTAAAATTAGCAGAATATATAACAGATGCTGCTGAAAAAGGAGTTGCAGGAAGAACTGAATATACAAAAAAACTTTTAAAAATACAACAAGCTTATACTGGTTTGGACAAAACTGGTAAAGAGGTTTCTTTAATAGATGTTAATAAAATAGAAAAAGATCTTTTTAATTACTCCCCTGCGAGTGTTGGAACTTTTATATATGAAAAAGGTGAAAAGAGATTAAAAGATTCTTTAACTGCTTTATCTAAACAAAACCTTGTTCCATTAACAGATACGTACAGAGACTACAAACAAGTAGAAAGAAATTTAAGAAGTGTTTTACCTGCTAGACTGAAAGAAGGACAGACACTTATAGAAGTAGCAACTGCTAATCCCACGCAATTTAAACTTACAAAAAAGGGAATACTAACTTCATTTGGTGGTAAGTACGATGAAAAAAAATTGGATAAACTTATAACCGAAGTTTTTATGGAAGATTTGTTGCAAAAAACTTTTAAAGCAACTGGTAAATCTGAGGTTGCAGGATCTGGCAAAGGAATGTTTACTGAAGTAGACATGGATGTTGATAAGTTAAAACAAATAATTGGTTTTAATGACACTCAAAGAAATGCTATGGTTAGAGAAATCATAGGTGAAGAGAGAATGGATACTCTTAACTCTATGGTAAAATGGATGTCTGAATCTTATGACATTGAAAAAATAAGATCTAATATAACAGGAGTGCCAAGAAATTTTTCTGTAGAAAGTTACATAAGTAGATTCTACTCCGTTAACAGAGGTGTTATATCTGCACGATATGTTGGAACTGAAGCTGTATTACAGCAGTTTAGATTAAAAGGTCATAAGCTATTTAAAACGATCATAGAAGATCCAGAAGTAGGGCAGTTGTTTCTTGAGATAGTAAAGACAGGTCAACCTTTATCTAGAGAAAAAGAAATACAATTCTTTAACGCTTTAGTATCTAACTTAAACAAAATAAATACGTACGCAAGCACAGAAAATCCTGAACAAACTGTTGTTATTAACGATAATTACAAAGCTAAATTTACAGAGTACGACATAGCAAATCAAACCATAGATCCATTAAAATAAGGAGAAATTAATGAAACCCAAAGATAAAGAATTAGCTGCAATGTATGGTGACCCTAATAAAATAACAAAGGGTGATATAATTACTGCGGCCAAGAAAAAAAGTGGTAAAAAAGAATACAATAACGGACAACGTAAATCTGCTATGTATGGTGGTTCAATTAGAAAACCTATGATGATGGGTGGACTTGCCGAAGAAAACAGAACTAAAGGATCAGCTTCCCCAAAACAAATGGATGTAATGAGTGGAATGACTCAACAAAAGAAATTTGGTATGGGTTACAATCTTGGTGGTGCTATTAAGAAGTTTGAAGGCAGAAAATAAACTTTAAATATAATTTCGTGATCCACTCATTATATCATCACCACATTTCCTAAGATAACGAAGCAGTGATGCAACTTGACTTGTGCCACTGTACATAGGCAAACCAGTATTCAACTCTCGTTCGAGATCGTCAGGTTTGACTGCTTCGTAATTCATCTCAACATTTCCCTCTTTATTTAAATATACTTCCAACAAAAATAATTTTGCTCTAGTTTTTGATTTCATGGCAAGGACTCAACTTATCTATGCGTAGATTGTAGCAATCGGCTTTGAACGTATAGCCGTTATCTAAATCGACATCCCCTTTTCTGTACAGAGTGGCTTCTTTGTAAAAGTTGTGCTTGGATATGCCACCAAGAATCCAAGCCTTTGTTAAATCTGTAAGTATGCGAACAAACACATACGCATCACAATCTTGTTTAGTTCCATGCAACGCTACAGAACAATCATAGTTGGGTAACGGTTTGGTGTTGCAACGTTTAGTCTTAACATCAATACGCATCCCATCCTTAACTAGATCATAATCGTATGTATTTATTTGCTTTGCATTAATACTATCAGCAACGACTAACTCACCTATCGCACCTACAACGTTGCTAGTGCCACCTGTAATACTTCCCTGCAATATGCCCACAGTAGAAGCTTTTTCCCTCGCACGGTTCATATAGTCGTCATTGATCGGTATCTCTATCATTAGCTTGCACTCAAGTCCACGACTTCGCAGGCATCTGCAGTGCATGCTAACTCACGAGATCCACTTGTATTATCTTCCTTTTCATACATAGAGAACTTAGTCCAGTCGAGTGATGTTGGCACACGCCCATTCCATTCGAGATATTCATCTGCATCTATGTCCTGATAAGGAGCTTGTTGATAGGTGTGATCGGAGAACGGCAGAAATGATACCCCTGATGCAATATCAAAGTTATCATACAACCATGCACCCACTTCCATCCACTCTTCTTCCTTTACAGAAATAGTAACGGATGGTTTGTGTTCACACCAGTTAAGTGCATAGAGTTTCCATAACTCTAGTTGCTCTATTGCACCCATCTCTGTTCTAGTGACTGCACCACTAGGAGATTTCATAGGAAACGAAAACACAGTAACACTATCAGGTTTTGTGATATCAGCTTCGTTAGGTATACCTTCTTCTTTCATAAACTGTGTGAGTGGATCTTTGTTATCTCCACGTACAGTTCTTATATAGAATGGATTGTGTCTAGCGTGTATACCTGACGCTGAATCAGTGAGTTGAGATACTGTACCACTTGGCTTAACGCATGTGATAGCTGTACTTCTTGGTATGCCAATAGCATCTGCGTACTCTCTGTTTGTATCGATTGCAACTTGTTTCATTTCTTGTAGCCAAACCTTTGAGTCTGTCATTTTTGACAAGACATTGTGATCCATGATACCAGTTAATGATACACCAAGCAACCTTTCTTCTTCTGTGTTTGTTTTCCAAACTCTACGTAAATATTTTAGATCTGTAAGAGTAGATTGAAATGTACCCAAGATTGTTGCAACTCTTACCTTAGATCGTAAACTCAATAGGTCATCGCCCTCACGAACTACAACCTCTGACAGATTACAGAACTGATACGGTCTAAGTATAATCTCACTACATGGGTTAGTACCCCACATGTGACCAGTCTGCCTTCTGCCGTTCTTTGCAACTTGTTCATCTGCAGCTTTACGATTGAACATACCACGTTCACCTGACTTTGACTCATACAAAGCTAACCACTCTCTCATATAAGTTTCCATAGCAGGCTTGCCTTTGTAAGCCACAGAGTTGTTTGCTAACGCTCTTTGACCGTTTGCGTTCCACCACTCTCCTGCCTTTGCATGAGCCATTTGATCATCGTTTAAATTAGATAGACTGATTAGTGCAGATCTACGTACTCCACCTACAACAACAACCTCTCCAACCTTACACATGATATCGTGACACTCTACTGGAAATAGCTTTCTTCCCTTTGCAGCCTTGAATTTATCGATAGTAAACTTAAATAAGTTAACAAGAGGATCAGGTCCTGATGCTCTCCCACCCATAATCTTCAGCTTTGCACCTGCAGGGCG